GTATTTTCGTTATACCTTCTATTTGTTGCTACATTAATTAACTTATCCATCAATGCTGCACGGGTCATTGGATTTAAGTAATGAAGGTTTAATCCATAAAATCCATTTTGTGCTGGGCCAACCATTAGCGTTAATGGGAACCTATCGTAATATGGAAGGTCTTCTTTATTTTTAGGATCGTAGAAGTACATATACATGCGACCAGGAAGAGGTCTAGTTTTTTCAACTAATGCTGAATCACGAAGTAATGTACGACGATTAATTGATCTTAGGTCACGCGCTTTTTCCATAAACCAAGCGCGCGACTCGTCTGTGCGGGCAGCAATACCTTTGCGCGCAATCTCTGATTGTAAATTTTTAAATAATGATTCTGTAGCCATAATGTTATTTATATAGATTATTTAAGGATTCTAATGCCAAGAGACTTAAGAGTATCTTCAGTCCAAATTACAAACTGCCAACCACGCGATTTAGCAAATTGTTCTGCAGCTTGCCATTTAGATTGGTTCTTTATATATGTAAGGGATTCTGATATATACCTACGAGTTTGACGACTTGGTTTTTTTGGAGGAGTTGTTTCTTTCTTAGGTTTAATCTCTACAATATATTGCTCTTCTTCAATATTCATAAACCAAACGTCAACAAAGTAACGATGCATTCTATTATCAGTAGCACAACGATATGGAATAAAGAATTCTTCTGAAGCCCATGCTTTAATAGACGTGTTTTCGTCTAACCAACGAAATGTATTGCGTTCCCATAAAGACCTATATACAATATTAGATGCATCTCCTTTATACTTTTCTGGGTTCTTTGGTTTAAATCGACCCTTATAAGTCATATAAATAATCCTATAAAATTTAAATGTTACGGAGTATTTATGGCGATTCTTCGCTTCCCTAATAGTGTAGAAAATAATGGTAAACCACACGTCTTATTTTCTACACATAAATCTACGTATGAAAATAGCGCAAGTGCTTACTCAGTTGTCAATACTGGTTCGTCAGTTGCATTGTATATACCTACTAACTATAGCGTCAATGATTTATTTCAATACGAAAATGAATCAACTGGTGCAATAGGTAACATTGCTGGTGGTATATTAAATGGCAATGATATTACACAAGAAGACGTAAAAGCTAAAGCAGAAGCAATTGGGTTTGATCAAGCAAAATCTATAGGTGCTATATTAGGTGCTGTATTAGGCGCTAATACTGGAGGAGCAGTTGGAGCTGTAACAAGTGGTGTTACTTCTGCTTCAACTGTTGGCAATGTTGTGTCAGAATATTCTAAAACTTATCAAAAAACTTTAAACCCAAGAAACTTCATTTTATTTAAATCACCTGGAATTCGTCAATTTGGTTTTAACTTTTCGTTTATTCCTTCAGATGAAAATGAAGTTAATGCTATACCAGAAATTATTAAATTCTTTCGCTCAGCATCTTATCCATCAACAGTTGGTGGTAACATTCAATTCGAGTTTCCATTAGCGTTTAACATTAAGTTTGTCAACTCTAATGGTATTATTAAAATACCTGAGGTGGTTTGTATTGGAACAAATATTACGTACAATCCTAATTCAATGTCTTATTTTAAAATGAATAATTTTCCAGTTGAAGTTACTCTTCAATTGTCATTCCAAGAACTTCAGCCAATTGATAAAAATATGGTTGATCGAGGTTTCTAATGTCATATTTTAAATACTTTAAGAAAAGCAATTTTATTGTTGGTGATATTGGGCCAATTGAACTTGTTAACATACAATCATATTCTCAAATATTTTCTCGCATTACAGATGATATAACATTGTATTCGTATTATACATTTGTCAATGGTGATAGACTAGACGTTATATCAAATAAATTATATGGCACCCCTGAGTATTATTGGACAATCATTTTAGTTAATCCTCATATTACTAATACATATAACGATTTACCAAAAGAATACAATGCAGATCTAGTATCTTATCTTGGCGGCAAGTATCCAGGCGTAGCTCTTAAGTTAGCGACTGGAGAATCTTTAGCTGGTAAATTCAACATTGGCGAAACAGTTACATATTCAACCTATAGTGGAACAGTGTTAGGTAAGTATCCAACGCTTGGTTACATTAATGTTGAAGTTACTTCAGAAGATTCATTTCCACTTAATTCAGAATTTACTTTAACTGGTGTAACATCAGGCGATACAATACAAATTGCTAATACTATTGATATGTATCAAGCTCCGCATCATTATATTAATAGTGATGATGAATGGACAAGATGGAACGCTGGCCAAGTCACTGCTGTTAGCATATTAGATTATGAAACAGAAATTAATGATGAGAATAGTCAGATTAAAGTTATTAGGCCAGAAAAAATGTATTCCGTCATAACTAGTTTTGAACGCGAAATGAAAAGGCTTTAACCATATATGTCAAATAGCACATCGCCAGATCCAAGGTTACTTGCAAAAGCTCCTAAGAAACTTAAAAATCTTACAGCGTATATTATTAAGTACAATGGTAGCGTTATTGAAATTACACCTGAAATTTCTGAGATTTCAATATACGAATCAATCTTCATTCCATTCATGTATGGTGAAGTAACTATCATTGATGGTTCTGCAATGTTATCTACATTCCCATTCATTGGTCAAGAAAAGCTTAGACTAATTTGGGACCGCGAAAATAAAACTATAGAACAAGAATTTTACGTCACAGGCGTATTTGATGTTGTTCAAATAAACGATTCTATTGGTGCGTATGGATTATCTTTTACGTCTGAAAAACAAATGCGTAATGCATTCTGTTTATTTTCTAAATGTTATAAAGGCAACTCTGCTGAAATCATTGCTAAAATTTACAAAGAATATTTGCAAGAAGATATTGTACAATTAACTACTGGCGCATTGTCTCATAACGTTATATTCCCATATACAAAACCATTTGCTGCAGTTGATATGGTTAAGAGAGCAACTCCTGCAGAAGATGGTACGCCAATGTTTGTATTTGAAACCTTATATGGCAATAAAACTTATTTGAATTCAATGAAACAAATGCTCGAGCAAGAACCTGTTATTAAACTTGAGCCAAAGAATATTGTTAATACTGATAGCGTATCTGGTATTACTTCAGATAACATGGATAATTATCGCAATCAAGTATATTCTATGAATCTTACTAAAGCGTATAATACATTAGATCAGATAGGTGCAGGTTCATATGGCGCTCAAACAGTAATGATTGATATTGGTACTAAAAGCGCAACTATTACTGACTTTGACTTTAGACAACACGCTCCGCCAATTAGTAAAGATTGGATTTCTCAATTCTTTGCATTTGAAAATGTACCAAATGCTGAAGACATTCCAGGATCTAATGGTGTAAGAGTTAATGGCATACGCTCAACTAAGTTATATGTTCAAAATAGAAATTCGCTTGCATATGATGACTATCCTAATTTAAATAGCGTTGATGAAAATGTATTAGCCGGTATGAGATCATATATGAAAAGGCTAACAACTACATCTATCAGTATACATATGAATTCTATAACTGATATTGAAGTTGGCAAAACTGTAGAGTTACTGTTTCCAAGATTTTCACCAAACCTTGGTAGCTCTGACGATATTTCTGACAGAGTTAATTCTGGCGTTTATCTTGTCTCTGCACTACGCCATTATATTAAAAACGCTGAATATACTATGTCAATTGAATTAGTTCGTGATGGCATGGGAAAAGATGCAAGCTTAGATCCTAATGGAAGTGTGCCAAACTTTGGCGCGCCATTACGTAAGAAAGTAGATTTATTACCTAAGCTTGATTCGAAGTTAGCAGGCACTTAATGATACATTTGGAGATTTGTTATAATGTCTAATTTTTATGTTGGAGTTGTTGAAGATAGGCACGATCCTTTGTCAATGGGCCGTGTACGTGTACGAGTGTTAGGCTTACATTCTGATGACAGAGTTAATGAAGTGCCTATTGATATGTTACCTTGGTCAATGGTAATGTTGCCAGCAAATGCGTCAACAACTTCAGGCGGTGTATCACAATTAGTTGAAGGCACATGGGTTTTAGTAATGTATCATGACGTTAATTTACAAGACCCTATTGTTATTGGTTCACTGCCTTCTACATTAGGTTCACAAGCACCTGATTATAGTAAAGGATTTACTGATCCATTTGGAGTATATCCAAAATGGTCTGATGGTACAGCAGATACATCACTTGCAGCTAAGCCTGATACTTATACAGAGCACCCAGTTTATACTGAAAGAGCTCGAGCTCAAGTCCCTTCAGTGCCAATTGCAAAAAGATATAAAGTGTCATCTGTTGCTAGTGATGATGCTGATACATTATATGAGCGTACAACATGGGCAGAGCCAGGATTACGTAATGGTCAAACCTCTCAATATCCATATAACGCAGTAACAGAATATGAAGGTGGTATACTTCAAGAGTTTGATTCTTCTCCAGGCGCTCAAAGAATTACTAGTATGCATCCATCAGGCTCATATGATGAAATAGTAGTTGATGGATCTAGAACAATGAAGATTGTTGGCGATGGATATGAGATTATCCTTGGCAATAAAAGCATGTACATCAAAGGTGATATTAGTATGACAGTTGATGGTTCAATGAATCAATTAGTTAAAGGTGATTATACACTTGAAGTTGGTGGTAACTTTTATCAAACTATAGCAGGATCTACACAAACAAAGATCTTGGGTAATGATGTAAAAGAAGTTGGTCAAGACGTATCAATAAACATTGGTGCAGCTCATTATACAAAGGCTGCTGGAAACTACTCACTCAACGTGGGACAAAACAAATTAGAAGTGATTGGCCAAACGTCTCAACTCAATGTTGGTTCTAATAGTACCATATCAATAAAAGGTCAAGAAACTAAAACTGTAAGTAATGATTTAGGTTTAGTGGTTTTAGGTAATGTTATGCAAATAGCTAAAGGCAACTATAACATTGAAACGATTGGCAATATTACTCATGACACAGACGGAAGTATGATTAATACTGTTGGTATAGATTTAACTGAAACAATAGCTGGGTCAATTTCAACTCAGACTAATGGATCTATTACAACTACTGCAACCGGTGCTATTGATATTAACGGTTCAACGATTGACTTGAACTAGGAGAAATAAGTAATGGTTGACGTAACTAAAATCCTATGTGGCGAAAATGGCATCTTTACTCAAATTAAAGATGCTCAAGATGCTATTGTTGAAACTGTTATGCAAGGTAAAAACTTCATTAACGCAGTAGAGACTACAATAACAGAAATAGAAACATTTATAGACGCCATTCAGAATGCACCAGAGGTTGTTGAGTCACTGCTACAACAAATTGCATTAGATATTATTAGTAAACAAGCTTTAGCTAATCCTGAAGGCGCTCTGGCTCAGATATTAAATTTAAGAGCTGCTTATCAAGAAGCTGGTCCTGCAGTAGAGCGAATAATTGATAACCTAGAAGCATTCATTAAAGATCCTCTTAATACGCCATTAGACGTTTGTAATGATATTCCAAACTTAGTAAAGATTGGTGAAACGTTTATTGAGTTTCCAAAAAAGGCATTGCAACCTGATGCTCTTAAATTGCCCGACGATATCACTGTTACATTAGTTAAAGAATTTGAAGAAATATTTGATAATGCAGCAACGTATAGTGAAGAAAAACTTAATTCATTATCCGAACAAGTTATTAAAACCGTTTCTAAATTTCCATTACCTGATATTGGTAATGACATGATTATTGCTGGTCGTGTACCAGTTTCTCAAGCAACAACATTAGGGCCTGGTTCTGCTCAAGCTGCTGCTGCGGTTCATGCTGCTAAATCTGCTACAGCTTTTGCAGTTGCTAGTCCTGGGCTTTCTCCAGCAGCAATTATTGAAACTAATAAATCGACAATTCCACCTGTATCATTAGCAAATCCATTTCCAGAAGGTAGGCAATTTATTGCACAAGATTTTGCGCCTTCTAAGTATGCACGAAATATTGCATCTAAAGTAAACACCCTGAATTCAAGTGTAAGAGGAAAGTTTGCTGCAGGTTTACAAGATTATATTAAGACAAACTTTCCTAATAGAGACATTAACGTAACTGAAGGTTATCGTTCACCGGCAAGGTCTGCGCAATTAGCAGCATCTGGTATTAAAGCTGCAAGTGCCGGCAAGTCATGGCATAACTATGGAGCAGCAATGGATGTTGCAATATATGTTAATGGCAAATATGATGATGGTGGTAAAGGCGCACAGGAATATACTGGATTAGCTCGTGTATCAATGCAAAAGTATGGATTGATTAATGATTTGAGTGGAGACTCTGGACATTTTTATGTATCAGCATTTGGCAAAGGTGTACCTAAAGCAATTCAATCTGGACAAACCAGCATTGCTGCATATGCTGCGTCTAAAGGATTTTCAACAGTTAATCCAACTACTCCAACAACTGCTCAAGCTAATGTTACTAGTGAAGGTAATACTACAAAGATTGATATTCGCACTACTCAACGAGCTGCAAGAGATAAAGCAATGGCCGATGCTCGTGCTGCAGGAAAGAGTGAGAGAGAAGCTGAAAGACTTGGAGAGATTGCTGGCAATAGAGCCGGTGCTGATGCACTGAGGGCCTTAAGCTAATGGAAGAAGTCATTATCAATATACTTGAAACTGGTGGAGGTGGATCTCCTCCAGCTTCAGATCCAGGTGAAGGTTTATATTTACCAGATGCATATGAAGCTACAACGTTTTATGCTATTGTAGAATTCTTAATACAAACTACTACGGTTGATCCATTGACTGAAGAAGAAACTATTGAAACCGTACCAGCAACATCTGTTACTTCAGACTTTGATTTTGAAGCATATAACATTACATATACTCAAATTAATGATTATACTATTCGTATTGATGGACCTATACTTAATGTATTCAATGATCAATATTATCAATTTGTTTTACCAGATTTAACTACACCAATTTTACCATTTAATACAGAGGAAGAGTTTTTATCTCTGATAAGGTATCAAAAGCCTTCAGTCAATACTACACTATTTACATATAGTTTTTTAGTTAATGAATCATATGAAACTGCGGTGTATCAATGGATTAATTGGTTATATGATTCTGCAGTAGGTAATATTGAAGATTTAGTATCAAGAGGATTAAAATAATGCCAGCCATAGCAAGAGTAGGCGATACAGTATTATCTCCTGATGGTGCAGGAAAAAATTGCGCTTTCCCATTACAAGTTGCCATTATAGTAGCTAATGATAAAGTAGTTAGAGCTAATGGTGCGTTAATACCAGTCCTTAATAACCCGGTTCCTCCTCACTCAAAAACTGGGTGTGATCCTGACACTTCAGTATTAACTAGCGTATCTTCTACAGTACGCATAGGTGGCGTTGGTGTTGGTAGGATTGGCGATAAGTATGGAAATAATATAATCACTCAAGGTAGCCCTAATGTATTTGCTGGTGGCTAATAAAGGATATAAATAAACTTATGGCAAATTTAACAATAAGAGCTAGAGAAAAAGTTTATTCAGATATAGACTTTGCTTTTCGTCCAGTACCTATGCAAGGCGATGGGCAAGGTGATCTTGCTCGTAAAAAAGACGTTGAAGCAGTAAAGCAATCTGTACTTAACATATTACAAACGAATAGAGGTGAAAAACCTTTTGTTCCGTCTTTTGGAGCTAATTTAAGATCATATCTATTTGAAACTATTGATTCAGTTACTATATCATTAATTGAAGAAGAAATAATTTTAGCTTTACGTAATTATGAACC